TACTTTGTTCTTTAATTACTTTTCTAACGATTTTTGTTAAATCATTTTCTGTTAATCTTACTATTCTTTTCATCTTTTTCTTATTTAAAAGGGGAAGGTATTATCCCTCCCCTTATTTTATTTATTATAGGTTATCAAAGTTAGCACCTGTGTTGGTAATATTAAATTCAACACATATGAATTCTAATGATCTTGTTGGTTTAATAAATATTCTACCACATAGTTCATTTCTATCAATCGATTCAGGAGAATTATCTAACTGAACTCTAAAGTCTGTTAAACCTCTTTCTTTTCTAATGTTATCCAATATAGGATTAACAAGTGATAAGAATTGGTTTCTAACAACATCATCGTTTTGTTCGAATAATAATCTGATAGATACTGCAGAAATAAGTTTTCTAGCTTGTAACAACAATCTTCTAACATTGATTCTATTAAGAGCTGTCTCTTTATCTTGTAGAGTTTTGTTACCCCATATTACAACTCCTACATCTGAGAAGGTTGCCATTGGGTTAATTCTACCTTCATAAAGAGTATCTCTTTGATCTAATGTCAGTTTAAGTCTAGCTTTAATTGCTGCTGTTGTTCCTCTATTTAAACCTGCTGCTGCAAACCAAGGGAAAGCAATATTATCAGTAAGTGCAATATTCTTAACAACTTCTACCGTTGGTGGTAACCAAAGGTATTGATTGTTTTCCGTATCTTGCATTTGTAACCAAGGCCAGTATGTACAAGTGTAGTTAGAGTCAATTCCTGAATCATCTACAATGTCAACTGCTTCTTCAACTGTTAATGCTACCGATCCAGAACTATCAGTATCCGGTGTTGTCATTATATAAAGTGAATCAGCTCTTTCTTCTTCAATCATATCGATTGATTCGCCCATAAGAGTTATATTGTCTCTTGAATCAATACCAGGAGTTGCAAATATATTTATGTTAACTGCTTCAGGATTAGAGAATGTTCTAATTCCCTCAAAGTAAGCATACCAATCAGAATCAATTCCATTTTCTTCTGTTGAGGTAACTCTATTTTCAAAAGTCCCAACCGTTAAACCTTGAACTCCTCTAGTTCCATTTATTCTATACCTATCATCATTCGTTCTCTCAGTACGATAAACATCCCAACCATCATAACCACCATAAGGTGCAAATGTGAATTTTCTAGCATTTAACTTTTCATAATCTGTCCCTTCTAACCCAGCTTCACTTCTAAATTCAGCGTTACCTGTTTGAAATGTGTATGTTGGTATGTATGAAGATCCATCTCCTAATGTTAAAGAAACCCCTTCAATAACAGTAGATGTTGTACCTGAATCTAAATGGAAACCATCTGTAACCCCAGTCCAAACACCTAAAGCCTCATCATCAGGTAAACCTTTATAGTCAAAGAAATTTTGGTCATAACCAATAGTTGTGTTAAGACCTAAATATACTTTTCTTTTCTTTTCATTCGCAGAATAATATGTTTTATACTCAATGATAGGTGGTTTAGCAGTCCCTGTTCCGTTAACACTATCAATGTAGTCTTTTACCGGTACACCTTCAAATCCAGCAGGGTAACCATCTATTGGAAAGTTTTCTGCCATTTCAATCATTAGATAATTACTTTTCAATACGTATTCACCATCAGTTGTACCAATTTTTCTACCAATAAACCCACTCTCTGCAGGATTCATAGATAATTGAGAGAATTTCTCAATGATTGTTGGTCTAGCATCTGAATCATAAAATTTTCTTATAACTAAATCAAACGTTTTATCGTCAGGTTTAATGTTTATGATTGATATTTTAATATCTTCATTTGCTGAGTTACCATCTGAAATAGTAACCATTCTGAATAATCTATATAATTTATTACCTCTTAATTCTGATAATACATGTGGAGTAACTGCTGATTTATATTCTTCATCATAATCATTTAAATTGTCAGTTGCATCCTTATCAATTTGAACTATCTGAGAGTTAATACCTCTTACCTTCTCATCAGTAATTAAATCATCTAAAGTATTTTTGTAGATTTCTTCTACCCATAATTCAGCGTCTTTATCTTGTGCTTTCACACCCAGTACAGATTTGATATAATTTTTCTTCGTAGTATCAAATGATACACTATAATCAAAGTTATCACCACCAGTAGTTGTTCCTGTTAAATTGAAACTTGCTAATGGATCTTTAACCATATCAGTACCAGAAATGTTAACAGTTGTTTCGCCAGTAATATTGAAGTTTAATAATTCAGTTGAATCATATGTACCTCTACTTCTTAATGTCGCTACTACACTATTGTCAACATCTACATAAGATGTTCCACTATATTCAGTTACTGTACCTGACGTTGTACCTGTTACCAATGCTGTGTTACTTCCATGTGTTCCAGTTTCATGTATAGTCATACTGAAAGTTGCACCACTAAAGTCAGCACCTGTTTTAACGTATTTTGCAGTTGGCTGTGCGATTGTCGTAGTTACTATCCCATTACCTAAATTAGTAAATAATGAAGAAATCTCCCCATCATTATAAAGTGCTTCTACATTTGAGTTACCCCAAACTAATGTTGTAGGTGTCCCTGCTGTTGATGCAGTATATGATAGGAAAGATGGTGATATTGTAGTTGCAGATACAGTTTCAACAATAGTTGATGAATCGATATCTGAATCTAATGTTAATACCCAAGCATGTCCTGCTTTATACCCTGATAAACCTAATACCCTACTAACGTAAAGTTGGTTGGTTTGAGATAGGAATGATTTAGCAATATAATTTGTTTCGTATTTATGGAATCCGCTTGCTTTGTATTTTTCACTATTAAGACCACCAAAGTATTTTAGGTATTCGTCATAATCTGAAATAAATACAGGTTCAAAAGCTGGTCCCTTTGGAGTCTCCCCCACTAATCCAAGTGTGGTAACCCCAACTTGTCTTGTGACAAATGTTAAGTCCTTTTCCGATGTAAAAACACCGGGACTTACAAATATTTTATCTGTTGATGCCATTTAATTTTCGTTTTTGTTTTTATTTATTATTTTATCCTTTACAATATAAATACATCAGAAAATTCAAAAGTTTTTCTTATGGGTATGTAATACCCAAAATTAGTATGAATTTTATCATACTTTTATCATAGTTTTATATTTATAGTATATGAAAAGGGATAAAAACTTAAAAATAACACCACAAACACATAAACTATTAAAAGAATATTGTGAAGAGAATGGGTTAAAGATGTTCGCCTTTGTCGAAAAACTAATCAGAGAAAAATGTGTCACTAAGAAAGATATCTATGGTGATGATATTAATTAAACTATCTTTTTATTTTTTATAAACACTGGGTTCTTGTCATATTTTATAAATAATTCCTCACCCTTTTTTATTTTTTTAAATGATATAAATTCAAATATATCTAATTCAGTGTTGGTTATATAATCAACATTTGGTGTTAAGGAATGGTTATATAATGAACCATAACCCAATACAACTACTTGAATTAATTTATCTATTTTTTTATTACTATCTTTAATTTGTCCAAAAACTCTTGGGTATGGAAATGAATAATGTATTATAGTGTCACCTTCGTTATAAGTTTCTATTGGAACGTAAAGACATTCTTCAATAGTATCACCGATTTCAATATCCTCTAACGCAAACACACCCCAACCATGTACGGGTGATTTTTTAATCCCTATTTTATTAGATTTAAATAAAACTCTATCCAAAATTCAAAATTTATATTAAGATAGTAAGTTTAAAGTGAAAATAAAGACTAAATGTATTGTTCTATCTCTGGCCAGAAATATGGGTCAATAAGTGTATTTTGTAAATCTAATCTAAAACTATTATAATCACCTTTCTTTAATACAAATCCTTGTGATATACAATATTCTTCCATACCATTACCAACGTAACCACTTGATGACATAATAAAATTCATTAAACCATCACTGGTATCACCGTAACCAACACCCAATCTCCCAGCGACAATATATTTATCAACCAAAACATTAACTGTATCCATTAACATAGAAGCTCCACTAAATGGTAAATACTCTACAGTAACTTTAGCTGAGTTACTCCATCTTTCTGGACAATCTTCTAAAAAACTATTCCAATAGGTGTGCCATTTATCTATTAAATAACTTTCAGCCTCATTTTGTGACATCCCCTTCGTAACCACCAAATAAGTAACAATTTCTGTTGACCCTTCTGGATAAGCGTACCAATCAATTATAACGTCTTTTTGTGTATCTGTCATTGCTGACCAACCAGTTTCATAACCACATAACCTAACACCCTTTTGTTGTGTTTGATATGTGTCAATGGCGTTACCACCTAAATTAGACATATGTTCAATTGAACTTATATTATCATATCCATTTAATGTTTGACCACTTACCAAAACAAATGCATCGTTCCCATTTAAATCTTCTTCATGCCAATGATTTAAATCAGTACCAACAGTTTGTCCACTTATATTATATCCAAATAAATTATAATTCATACCTTTTCTATTGTTTTAACTTATTCTATAAAATTCTAACCTTAATTTTCTTATACCCATTGTTCTTTCAGAAGCTTCGGTAGCAAAATCAAAATCTATTGTATGTGTATCATTTGACCCAAAAGTTATATTACCAAAACCACCCACACCATGCCAACCTGTATTATCTTTAGACTCCATATTAACCTCCATTAAAGTGGTAGAATTATCTACCTGTACCCTAGCTTCAAAATCCTCCCTCGCGTTTCCTTGCCATTCATAAGACCACCCTACTCTATAGGTTCCACTTGGAACCGTACTAGTTGTGAAGGTTAATGCATTCACATATGATGTTGAGGTTGTTGTTTGTTCTGACAAGTCTTCATCAGAATGGTATTCAGAACCAAACGTACTTCCCCCAGCTTTCCATGTTGCGTTTCCTGTTGAGGTGTCTTTTGTTAAAACGTGTTCATTTGTTGCACTACTAACTTGTGATAGTGAATTTATTGCGTTTTGTGCTGTACCTTGTCCTGTACCACCATTCGCAATTGATAAATCAGTTCCAGACCAATCACCATTATTTATAGCTAATGTACCACCTAAAGTTAATCCACCATTAGTAGTAATCGAACCAGTTAAAGTTAAACCATTAACCGCACCAGCACCATCTACACGTTTAACCGTACCATCTATACTTGATAAATCTGCCGTTACAGCTGAAAGCCCACCATTTCTTCCTATTTCTAAAGTTGTTGAGTTTAATGTTGCACCAGTGACATATCTATCGTTATCAATTGTAGATAAATCTGTTGTAAGTGCTGAAAGCCCACCAGTTCTATTTAGTTCTAATATATCACCATTAAGAGTTGTTCCACTAATGAACCCTACTTGAGAACCTATATTAATTCTTTCAGGTGTTGGTAGATTGATTGGGAAATCCCTATTATCAAATAAAGATATATTCCCAACATTTGAAGTGGTTAATGTCATTACAAACTCATTCCTTTCATTACCATTTGTAAAATTAATACCATTAACTAAATCTGAACGAGTTTTTCCACTACACACAACCCTAGACTCAATATTTAA